CTGCCCTTACATTCAAAGCCCATGTGGCCCTCCCTAAGGAGGACTTAATATCGGCTTTGAAAGAGCAGGAACGGCCACTGCGTGAAGGAGGAGTCGGTTACGTCTTCACCTTTAACGTGACCCTCGACCGTAAGGTCGTGGTTCTCGTTTCGGTGATCGTCGCCCACTTCCTCTACACATTTGGAGATCCCGCCGTCGATGTGGCGACGAGAATCTTCCAACTGTAGCCGTCCTCTGAGTGGTCCATGTTTGCGCAAGGTATTTCTCCTTGTTCACTCATGTGGCAAGTGTCATCGTGCTAAGGATCGTTTACCTCATATGAGGAGGGACGATGAAAAGCCTGATGTCACTCTGGTCATCGATGGCAGACGAACTTGCTGCCATCTGCTGCACTAGCGCCACTACTGACAAGAAAACGGTCAGTAGGCGAGTCGAAAATGAGGGGTTATCGTTTCTTACGATAACTCTACCTGAACTTGGAAAAGCCTTCCAAAAATGGCTGGACCAAGGTCAGGTGGGAATCCACCCTTCCTTTAGTCAAGGAAGGGGAGGTCTCCCCCGATTTCTCGGAGGTTTCCTCTCCCTAATTTTCGACCGGAGAACGGGTCGGTTACTCGATGACCCCTCCATTGATGCAATCTTTGCCGTCCGCCAGTTAACTCTGGCCTTCGGGAAGATTGAACTTCCATGCACTCCGCAAAGGGAGTTCAAGGCAATGGAGATGTATGTCGAGTGTGAGAAGGATGTCCGCCGCAGTGACATGAGTCTCAGTGAGGAAGATTTCACTGAGTTCTCCTCCATGTCACACATGCTTTTTACGGAGGTTTTCACTCAAATGGAGAGAGATCTCTATTATGAGCAATTACTTCCTAAGCATGGTCCTGGTGCTGTTGCAGATCGTCTTACCTCTAATGGTAAGTACAATCTGCGCACTTGGACGCGGAGGCTAGAGCGGGTCTTCCCCTGCTCTCGCTACTTGATTCCAAATCACCATTTTTCTGATGATTTGGATCAGGTTGACATCCTCGAACCCGGCGCCGAATTACCCGTTCGGGTAATATCGGTTCCTAAGACGCTGAAGACTCCAAGGATCATTGCAATCGAGCCTGCGTGTATGATGTACACGCAACAGGCTCTGCTGCAGTGTTTCCTAGACGCCTTCAATAGAGATTCTCTATTGAAGGCGCTGATCGGTTTCGACGACCAAGGCCCTAACCAGGCCATGGCGTGTGACGGTTCGGCAGATGGTCGAACCGCTACCCTCGATCTTTCTGAGGCGAGCGATCGGGTCTCCAATCAGCTCGTCAGACGTATGGTCTCTCGGTGGCCTCTCTTGCAAGAGGCCATCGATGCCACGCGTTCTAGACGGGCTGATGTACCTGGTTTTGGCGTTATACGCCTTGCCAAGTATGCATCTATGGGTTCAGCGCTCTGCTTCCCAGTTGAGGCCATGGTCTTTACGACCATGATCTTTCTGGGGATCCAGAAGTCGCTTAACCGTACCCTTACCCGCAAAGACATTAAGTCTTTTGTGGGCTCGGTGCGCGTCTACGGGGATGATTTGATCGTCCCTGTAGATCACGTGCGTACGATCGTGCAGACGCTCGAGCATTTTGGTGCTCGTGTTGGTCTGGACAAGTCTTTCTGGACCGGTAGGTTCAGAGAGTCTTGTGGGAAGGAGTACTTTAATGGCCAGGATGTTTCAATCATCCGGGTCAGGCAAGTGTTGCCTTCCACGATCGCTGATACGCGGCAGGTGATCTCGACCGTATCGCTTCGCAATCGCCTTTACATGGGCGGTTTGTGGAAGACTACGGCCGTGTTGGATAAGCTGCTTAAGGGAATTCTAAAAGAATTCCCCGTTGTAGCGCCAACATCACCTGCGTTGGGCAGGGTCTCATTCCTGGGTTACGAAACCCAGAGAATGCACCCATCCCTGCATGCGCCCTTGGTTAAGGCGTATGCAATCCAGGGCAAAGCTCCGAGTGACGAGCTCGGAGGGACTGGTGCCTTACTTAAGTGCTTACTTAAGCTCGAGCACGGTAGTCCTCAAGGGGTCCTCAGCAGTCGTGCTGAGGAAGTCCCCTGCTATCGTCCCGGGTTGGTTCGGGGAACCCCCTCCCCCGGACCTTCCTTGTGGCAGCCAGCCACAAGCCAAGATGAGAAGCACTTAGAGCGTTCAGGACGCCCCAAGCGCGTCGGCATCAAGCTTGGGTGGTG